TGAAGCACCATGGATAATCATATATAGATAATGACCATAGGCAATACACTAAGGTATAACAACTAGGATATTGAACCTAGGTATACCTCCTATGTGAAGGAACATAGTGACTGAACATAGGAGAGAGGGAAGGTAACACAGGGATTTTGAACCTAGGTATAACCTTGTATAAGGAGGTAAAACCCAGGGGTATAATAGTGTTGAACCCCCCTCCCCCTTCTAGTGTGGGTGGAAATTATAACCTATTGTTTTTATTTATCTTCCTTTCAAGGTGAACCAACGGTCTTTCCGAGGGGTTCCCACCTGAAAAGCATTGTCCATGAACCCCCGTAGGGCCTCATCGAGTAGCCTTTGTTTCTCAGAGGCAATGCCCCGGTCAGCATCCTGGCCGATCTTTTCCACCCAGTAGCTCACACCGATAGCCAAGGCATCCAACCTATCGTCATGCTTCAAGGCACCCTTGTCATACGATATGCGAGACAACTGGTATACCAAGGTCTTAGTGTACTTGTTGTCAGCATCATATGCCTGAGCACTCTTGTAGTCATCCTCGATAACTGATCGTTCAAACACCAGCTTATGCCTGTTCATCACAGGTTCAAGGGTATCGATGATACGCCTCTCTTTCTGGACCGAGTGTTTGACCTCCTCGATGATACAAGGATGGATTCTCGCCATGATCGGCTTCAGCAGCTCCGTATACATGCCGTCACCAAAGTTGGCTTCCACCACAATGTGGTTCACTTGTTCCTCTTTGGCGATCGTCGCTAGTCGGGTAAGTGTTGCTGTATCGTAACCACCGGGTAAACCTCCTGCTCTACGGACATAGAGGAACCCATTGAGCATCTTGATCACACAGTAGCCGGTTTCATCCTTGCCTCGACCAGAGGGGTCAATAGCCATGACGGACCCAGTGTATTCCTTGAACTCATCCGAGTGGGCAGCAGGACCATAGAAGCGATCCCCTTGCATAGCGAGGTTAGGCAGTTGCTTCCATTCTCGTTTGAGGTCAGGTAGCCACTCCACCTTCATCGGGGCCTTTTCCACCTGGGTGTCCATCACGATGAGGTCCCTGATCTTCAAGGGGAACCTATCCATGTCGGAGAGCTGGGTGGACAACATGAACTGCAAAGCGTAGCCGGCTCGGCCATATTCGGCCTTTCGCTCAGCAAGGTCCATCGCAGAGAACCGCATAGGATCGGTTGGGGAGCCCGCTGGCAGGCGTTTCAGCAACTTGGCTACATAGGGGGCCAGATTGCTTCCATAGGTGTCAGGATCAGCCGGAACCTCAGCAGGCCACACCCGTATTTCAAAGGTATCCGGCAGCTTGTTGTAAATGGAGTCTTCGGTCTGGGGAGTACCTAGGTAGATGATCTTGGAGGTATCTAACGGCTTGAGGATCGCTGAGAACTCTTTAGTTCTTTCGAGGAGCTTTTCCCGCATGTCTGCCGTCGCCGAGTTATTGAGGACTTCAACGTCGTCAGCAATGATGATGTCAGCACGAGAACCAGTGAGCTGGCCAGTGATACCGACGCTACGAACAGAGGGAGACTGGTCAGCGATAGCAGGTCCGACATCAAACTCAATTCGGGAACTCCTCTGGTTCTCCTTGGGCCTTAAATGGCTCAGGATAGGCATTTCCTCGATAAGCCTAAGGGTAAAGGTTGTAAAGGAGTCCGCCCGCTGCTTAGAAGCTGAAACCACAAAGATTTTCTTCTGGGGATCACGGAGGAGTTCCCACAGGACGTAAGCAGAGGTCACAAAGGATTTACCAACACCACGGAACGCCTCGATGCAGCACTTCCTGGGGCCATTCGCTAGGTAATGCGCTATGTCATACTGTAGGGGTGTCGGATCAGGTAGATTGATGTGTTTCCACACTAGGTATAGAAACACTCGAAAATCACTCAGTACCCTATCTAACTCACCCCCACTACCATATTTCTTACTTGCTGCATTCACTGGTTACGCAGCCTGATCTTCATCCTCATCGTCGAACTTAGGGAGAAACTGAAGGAGTTTCCCAGTGGTATTCTCTCTGTCGATGATGGTAGTAATGTTGTTGTCCTTAAGGAACTTTATAGCAGCACTCAGTTCTTGAGCAGTGGCTTCACCAGACTTAAGCTTGTTTAGCAAGTCCTGGGCGACCGCCTCATGGAGTTCTGCGAGAGTATCTTCATTTGCTCTTGCCATTTATGCTCCTAGAATAGCGTTTAACGGGCCAGAGAAGGCCGTCTAATGGGATTAAAGAACCCCCGGCCACCAGAGTGCTTACTGGGTAGCCGGGGGCATTACACGCGGTTTAGAACGTATAGAAGCTGCCGGTACCGTCCGAGATGAACCGAGTGGCAGCACCAGCCGCAACCGAGACGGAAGCGTTGGTAGAACCGTTGTTGATCGAGTTGCCGACCGGGGGATACACGGCGAGCGCATTCGCACCACCATTCTTTACGACAACCTCACCATTACGGGAGACACCCGAGGGAAGAACCGCGCCCGAGGAGGTAGCAACCGTGGCAAAGACGTTGTAGGTGGCCTGGATAGGCAGGGCGCTACCCTGGGTGGTACCCTGGGCAACAAGACCCGTAGCAAGCATATTAATGATCCTATTCAACGGCCAAGCAGACTCGTCATACCGAGTGACAACCGAGCCGGAAACGTAAGTGGAAACACGAGCGCGCACGAAGTTAGCGACACTCGCATCAATGATGTATCGACCAGTGGAGGTCGTCGTGGAACCACCAAGTGAAACAAGGTTGCCATTACTCAGGGTATACACACCAGTCGTAAGGGCCGTCCAAGTGGCATCATCAGAGGAGGACTCAAAGGTAATGGTAGAACCACCACCAGAGTCATCCACGAAGAAATCAATGCAGCCAAGGCCGCTCGACTTAATGTCAAGACAGGTACCAGCCGCAGTTAAGATAGGGTTTGCAATCGTCATTTATTAGAACGTCCAGAAGTTCCCGGTACCATCAGAGATAAACCGGGTTACCGTGCTTGCTGCCACAGACAATGCGGCGTTCAACGCCAGGGAATTGATCCTTCCACCAATCGGAGGGTAAACAAGTAGAGCGTTGGCACCGGTATTTTTCACGACCACTTCGTTACCCAGAGGGACAAGCCCAGGGAGAACCGAACCTGCACCAGCGTTGACAGCCGAGAAGGAGTTGAAGGTCGCCAATATCGGCATAGCATTAATCTGGTTAGTGCCAGCCGCGTTCAATCCGGTTACCAGTCCTGACGTAAGTCGTTGTAATGTTGCAGGCGAATCCTCAAGAGTGGTAACAACCGTACCCGAGACATAGGTCGCAACCCTCAGTCTCACCCAAACTGGCAGACCAGAGTAGGCATCTAGCAACGCTTTAGCGTCAAGCACGTACTTACCTTTTGTCACGATAGAGGTACCACTGACAGGAATAAGGGTGTTATTCGCACTCATGAGGTATAGGCGAGTTCCCACCGCAGCCCACGAGGAGTAATCAGTAGACACTTCTAGCGTGAGCGTGGAGTTACTACCGTTATCGGTGAGGTTGAAGGTCAGAGCACCAAGACCATTGATCTTCAAATCGAAACAGGTGCCAGCCCCGGTAAGCACCGGGTTAGCTTGATTGATATACGACATATTTACTTAGTCCAACCCTCGCCAAACACTACAACACCCGACACAGTACCAGACGTATAAGTTGACACTCGTGCTCGGAAGAAGCGGGCCTGGATCATGAACACATAGATGCCAGCAGCGGTCGTAGGACCAGCCGAAGCACCACCGACACCAATGGCATTACCCGTGACCGCAACCCAGTCTGTGCCATTGTTAGACATCTCATAGGTCACGGTACACGTAGTGCCAGCGTTTACGATCTGCACGGATGCAATGCAATCACCCGCACGCACCTCCTCAGAGAACAGGGTCGTTGCAGACGTAACGCTAAATTCTTTCCCTCGATTCATTCTTAGTGTTCCTGACTCGGAGTCGCATGGACACTCTTGATGCCCTGGGCTGCACCCGCGTAGAGGGCAAGGAAAGCGGACAGGAGCGCAAACACGTTGGTCGCCGTGTCCTGACTACCGAGCCAAGTAGCAAGCTCATGGTTGCCCGAGATGGACACACCAAGGGAGACAATCGACAGAACAGAGGCTACAGTGCCTTTAGTGATATATTTCATAGGTTCTCCTTTAAATGATTTACGGATAGAGGTTCTTGGGGAGTTCAAAGTGAGGACCATCCTTGAAGGTCTTCCAGTCGCCACCCCAGGTAATCGACACGTGGACCTGAGAAGCCGCCGCCTTCATTGCTCGTGCAACACTGGCGAACTTGCTCCAGTCCTTCCAAGGGATCACCCCATTGACTACCGGAGCGAGGTCAACCGCATGGCCAAACCCATTGGTCGGCACATGACGACACGACTGCTCAAGGTGATCTACAGTTAGGATCACTGATTGGTCGTACTGCATGAGGGTGATGGTTTGGGACTCAGTGTCGATACATAGGGTCAGATC